TGCCTAGCGTCGTTCCGTTGGCCGTGGCACTCGCCACCGTCAGCGTGCCTGTGACGTTGCCTCGCGGCGCACTGTTGCTGTAGTCGCGGAAGTAGAACGTGCCACGCTGCGCAGCCAACAGAAACGCGATGATCTGCTCAGCGTCCGAGCGAACCATCGGCGGACATTCGACCGAGCCAAGCCACCCCTGCCCAGGCCAGTTGTACTGCTGCACCTGAAACGTGAACGGTGACACCGAGCGTGAACGCGCCGAGACTCCGCTCAGAGATAGCTTGCTCACCTTGAACGGTGAAGGCGGCGTAAGTGGATAGGAGATCGGCATGGCTTAGGCAAAGGCGTTCCGGTACGATCCACCGCGGCGCACGAGATCGGGAATGGTCACCATCAAACGCTTGCGCTCATTATCAAGGATCGGCTGCAACTCAGCCCGAGATACGCCGGACTGGATATTGTAAGAGATGTTGATCGTCGGACCGCCGGCCGCGCTGCCCATCTGTCCCATGCGGTCGTTCGGAATCACGGTGCCGCTCGATCCAGGCACGAAGAGCTCTGGCCCTTTTTCGCCGACGATGTACGGTGAGCCGGCCTTGGCGGGTCCGCCTTCGGCCAAGAAGCCGAGGCCAGCGTTGATGAAATTACCAATGGACGAGGCCAGCGGAGCAGTAATGACGTTGCGGAAGATCAGCCGCATGAGATCCAACGCAAGATTCTTCAAAACATCGGACAACTTCTCGCCGGCAAAAATGGCATCCTCAAACCCCATAGCAATCATTGCGCCGGCTTCATTGCCAAGGCGACGCTGCTCCTCAAGGAGCGGCAGCATATCTTTATAAACGGCGACTAGTTCCTTTTGCAGCTTGGTTCGGTTCTCCAGATCGCCAGCACCAGTGGCGGCGAGTTTAGCCACTAGCTCAGTCTCTCTCGCCTTTAAGGCGTTCAGCTGCTCGCCGTCTGATGCTTGGCGACCGGAGACCAGCGCGCGCATCTTTTCGAAGTCTTCGAACGATGCGGTATAGTCCTCCATCGCCTTGCGTCCAGACTCGCCAGACGCTTCTACAATTTGCTTGATCCGACGCTCTGCTTCTTCGCTTGTCAGGAGCTGCTTGTGCTTGAGTCCGATGACGAGATCAATCTGCCGTGCGTACTCTCGCATCGGGTCCAGCATATCCTTTTCACGCTCAGCAAGCCCGACCATCATTTGATCCGCCGAAATTCTTGCCTGCTCTGACTCGTCATTTGTTCGACGAACAGCGTCGATCAGCTGCTCAAATTCATCGGTAACTTTACCGACTGCTTTGCCGAAGTCATCGGCTCGTTTATCAAATCGAGCGCCCGTGATCTGCGAATCTAGTTTTGAGATCTGAACATTTAGCTTTGCGTATTCAACATCCAGTTCTTTTAGGCGATTGGCTTCTTCAACAGTAGCTGCACTATCAAACGTGGTGACAGTTCGCACCCTACCAGTGCGATCCATCGTCATTGTTTCTTTTGTGACGACCGCAGTCTTCTTCCTAAGCGACTCAATCTCACGCTCCATCTCGATGCGTTTTTGCATCGCAGACTTGAGCTGGCCTTCCTGCGTTAATGCCTCAAAAGCGGCCGTGCCGTAAATCTTTTTAACTTCCTCTGCGGTTTCTTTGACGATCTTTTTAACGTCTTCAAATCGCGTGATAAGTTTTCCTATGGCGTCGACTGCTTTATCAATCGCAGCAGTGAGCGAAACGCCCAGGGCAGAGGCAAGGCCAAAACCGAGCGCCTTGGGATCGAAAGCGCGCTTCATGAAAGCCGCCGCCGCCGACGACGACTGCTTCAACTGAGCAAGCGAGTTTTGGATATTACCAAACGCTTGTCGAGTCGCGTCAACTGCGCGGATAATAAATGAGGCTTCAGCCATGTTTTTTGGTCACTTGCTGCTGATGGTGAAAATAGGCGAGCCAACCAGTCAATTCCTGAGCCGGCATCGCCATGACCTCATGCGCAAACTTGCCGAGCTTTTCCGCTAGTGCGTAGATGGCGAGGAGGTCGGCACCCTCGCCACCGTGGATCAGTTTTTTAGTTCTTCAACTGGCGGCGCAGCCTCCGACAGAATGAAGTTGGCGACGCGCGCAATGAGATTTGAGTCGGCCTTGTGCAGCAAAGTCATCCGGTGGTCAGCGTTGAACAGCTTGTTGCCGTCCTTGTCTGTAGCCTTCAGAATTAGGACATCGACCAGTAGCTCCATGTCGTTGTCCTTGGCTTTGCGATATAGGCGATTCTTCTCGGCCAGCGTGACTGGCGTTGCGTAGATCGTCAGCTTCCACTCAGGCACCTCGATTGAGCGAGTGCCGAGTGCAGCGAAGTGTTCGCGTACTAGGTCAATTGCATCCATTAGACCGTAACGGTGCTGAGAACACCGTTCCCTTCAATGGAAATCGAACCTTCAACCATACCATCAAACGCAGCGCTGATGTCGAACTTCGTCACGATGCCGCCGCCCGTGTAATAGGTAGCCGTCAAAGCAGTGCCTTCCGGATAAAGGTTGACCGTAACAGATGAACCAACGGTCAAGGCAATCTGCCCAGCGTCGACTTCATCCCAGTAAAGATCGCCAGAAACGGACCAAGTGCGGAGCGTTGCTTTGCGGGTCCGGTAAGTATCTCCAATAATGGAGTCTTCGACGACATCCGACGAATGCGCAAGCGAGTAATTGCGCAGTTCGCCAATGGTGGTGCTGCTGATTCGAACGGTGCCTTCGCGGCCCAGGTGGTTAGCCATATTAGTCAGTGGTTAGATAAATGCAGTTGAAAGTATGACGCGCGACGCCCCAGCGCTTGTCCTCGTCGTCCTCCATCACATAAACGACGTTTGTCAGATGTAGGTCATCACAGACGCCCCCAAGGGTAACATCCGCTAAAACGGCGGCCTCGACGGCAGCCGAGCCGTCATCAAACAAATCGTCAATGTAGGTCACTCCAGTCTGCGCCGTAAAGTAGTCCACATTGATCGTCAGCTGACGGTATTGCACGCGGTTACTTGGCGCTAGCGAACGCACCTCGATCTGTTCATTGATGGCGTATACGGCAGCGGACGGAAAAGACACTGAGGCCAGCGTGTTATTTCGGCCTCGCATCAAATTTGCCGTTGGAACAACTGCTCCGCCAGCCGTTAGTTTCGCGCCGATGGCGTTTCGAATCTGTGTTCTGGTGCTCATTGTGTAGGTGGTTCAACAACTGGTCGTCCCGCCTGAACTCGAATAAAGCCAAGATTTACCGCGTGGCCTCCATAAATTCTCTCAATCTTCCTTTTTGTGACGCCGATGCGGGCACGCAAGACGGCGTCAATCTTTGATTGATAATTGGGAATTTTGACGTTGAGATTTCTGGCAATTATAAACGGGTTTGGACTAACAAAGTCTGAAATCTGCCGACCCGATTTTATCCCAAAGCGATCCGAAAACTTTCGATACGGTGCGCCGGTTGCCTTTGCTGCTGGAATCCAACCAGAAAGCGTCCATCCGACACGATCTTGAATTACCTTCATTGCCTTTTTGGAATCGTTCAAGAAAGATGCGTACTCCTTGGAACCGCTTGAAATTCGACCGTATTTTGTTCGCCGTTGACGTTGAAGGTCCAGAATCTGTTGCGGAGAAGTTAGTAACTTCAGACCATGCCACTCTTTCAGGTTGGGATTGTTGAAAAGATTCTGTAGCTTCTGCGCTTGATTGGTTCGCACATAGCGCGCAATTGAACGATAAAACCCGCCCTCGGTTTCGCGTTCTTTAAAGTATTTATAACTCAGTCGAGTTGTCAGTCTGGAGAAGTCGGCCTCTACGGCAGCATTTCCCTCCTTTTTAGTTTTAGGCGGAGTAAACTTAATTAGTGTCTTCGTAACATAGCGTGCCTCCTCCTTGATAACCTGCCCGTGGTCAACGCGCGCAGCATTAGCGAGGCGAGACAATGCGTGATCAAGTCTGGCAGAATGAAACTCAATGCCGATCATATCGACTTTTTGACCTCGATCTGAACTCCGGTGCCCTCGGCGTCGAACTCCATGTTCTCGATGAAGTAGGTAACCCCAGCGCGCACAACGGTCGTGGTCAGCTGCGGAGCAGTCACGACCTGCGACGCTAGGAAAAATACCGTGAAGCGCCCCTCGTCTCGGCGCTGATCTTCGAACGACTGGAACATATTCCGCGAGTTGTTCCAGACGCCGGTGATGGCCGTGTT